CATCTTCTGTCATGAAGTTAGGCACACCATCACCACGGTCACCAACCATGATATGCTCGCGGCGGAATCGTTCTGGATTATCAATAGGCAGCATCTTCTTCTGGATCGGTGCATATTGATGAACGTTTGCATATTTCTGTAGTTGCGCGAAGTCTTTGTCACCTGACAGAATCAGGATTGGTTCATTACCATCGCTATTGATAAACTTGCCGTAATAATGGCACAGAGATGCAATCACGTCATCGGCCTCAGCACGCGAGACCTGCACAACCTTGTATGGCATATGCTCGCGCAGCTCCTCCTTGATCTTGGCCATCGTATCAAACAACGTCGACCAGTCAATACCAGAAGCCTCGCGATCCTTCTTGCGATTAGCCTTGTAATGCGGAAATACTTCGCGGCGCCAATAACGCTTGTCATCACAGCAGATTACAAGCTCACCAAAATCTCTGGAAAACTTCTGCTTGTAACCACGCAAGCTATTAAGCACCATGTGGCGGACAAGATCCTCGTCCACCACTTGTTTATTGTGTACCAGATGCACCATCAGATTACTGATCATGACCTGATTTAAATCAACCAATATCATTGTCTCGGCCTTTATCCATGTACTATCTATTGTACCAGGAAGCTGGCTCCATGTCAATGGCTACTTGACCGCGCGTAAAATAATGGTCTGCTGATTTACCATACCATTGACCTCTTGCGCTTTAGCCTTGACTGCCTCATAGGTCTTTGACACACTTTTGTTGCCTCCTGCCAAAAACCTAGGCAAATCAACTTCTGGCTTCCTTAGCTTCTTTTTGCTTGACAACTGTGGATCATATCCATCAATCGTACTGCGCCTCACAGATAGCTTTGACCCTAGAGGAGCCACATATCTTTGCACATACCTGCGCGGTACATTGTAAAGAATAACCTCCGATGCTCCAATGATATCCTTTGGATCAATACTCACGATTCCAAGTTCATCATGCTTATCAAGATAGCGCAGCTTTGCAATAAGCTTGGCTGGAGTCTTTGGCTTTACCTTGCGAGGAGTTGGAGCTTTGATATTGGTTGAACAATAAAGATTGATGGCCTGAAGCACTCCAGCATATCGCGCAAGCATATCACGCAGTTGTCTTTTTGAATAACTGCGATAGCACTCTACGCATTCCATGTCTGTGCGGTCAAGTGCGTGCTTGACTTCTTCAATCAGACGTTCATACCTTTGTGCTTCAGGTGCCATGTCAGCAGGCTTAGGTGAGTGTGCCTTAAGAAGGCCACCAACATCTACCAGCTCGCCTTGATCGATTGCATATTCGACCTTAAACATTACATCACCAACAGCATCAACCTGCACAGTCGCTTGTGTCTTAGGCTTAGGTCGACGAGCAGCATCCTTTTCGGCCTTGCGCTCGCGACCATGCTTAATTAGCTGTTCCAATTCCAGCGTCAACCTAATGGTTTGTCGTTCATTAGGTTGAAGGCCGCGCATTACCATGCGACCTAATGCTGGTAGAGTATTAATCTCAAAGCGCATATCTTCAACATGTTCTAATATATCGATATCAGCCTCTGAATAGCCGACTGATTTCATATAATCGCCTAAGATAACACGTGACATCTTAGGATCAAGCACAGCCCGATACCAGTTATATGCATAGATGATACGACTGGAATCTGGAGTGATGCCATCCCAAGATGGCTCCTCTCCAATGTACTTGGCTTCAGAGATAGGCGCTTTGAGCTTTCTCATATTATTCCGGCTTTATGCTTGCAAGGAAGGTTTTCCATTGGCGAGAGCGAAGCTCCCAGCTATAGAAATTATCTGTATACATTTTCTGGAAGCGCAGCTTATTCTGATTGCTATTATCCCAGAATCCTTCAATTACCTCAGCCAATACCGAAGCATGGCGATTAGCATGGGCATTCACATCTTCCGTGAATGGATACATCGCTGCGAACCCAGCAGTTGTTTCTGGTAAAGCCGCGTGATTTGGGCAAACAATCGTACATCCTGCGCTCATAGCCTCGATCACGCTGATTGCGCTAGTCTCTGGCCAGATGTTTGGATAAGCATAGATGTGTGCCTTCTTCAAGGCTTCACGCACAATCTCATTTGGCTGATAACCATGATAGGTCATATTTGGATGCCGCGTAATTTTTTGGAACAGCTCCTTGTAAGGCTCATCACGTTGACTCCAACCATAGATGGAGAATGAGCTATACACATCTAGATGAAAATCATATCCTTGATTTGCGAGATATTCGCATATAGGATACAGCAATTCTAGACCACGATGCGGGGTCGTGTGATAGATCAAATTGATCGTACCCTTTGGCTTCTCATGCGGCTCGATAGGATCGATTGCATTTGGAAGCACAACACCATCTGAATGCGGTACACCGAGGCCAATATTGTATGTGGCCTGCTGATAATTTGAAACAAATACAAGCCTCTTGAAACGCTTGCGCGATTCCTCTTCGGCTAGATGCTGTGACTCAGGATCATCCCAAGTATCATGCAACCATAGCAGATTGTTCTGGTTAGGATCAACCTGACCAGTTACACGAGAACAGATAATATTAAACTTGTCCAGCAATTCATGTGGTACATAACGACGCAGACCATCCATCATCATCTCTGTGCCACCGCGCGCACCAATATGTGCATAGGTTCCATCTGCACCGGGTCCAAGACTCTTAGCCTTTTCCTTGAGACCTGTCACGTTTAGTTTAGTCATGGATAACTCACCTCTTGAATGTTGATGACCCTATCTAGACGGAAACTCCGCCAGCCATTAGCATTTAGATCCCATACAACCAAGGAAGCCTTATTAGGCTTCGCAATCACTGCATCGGCTTGCTGATCAATAGGCAAATATCTGCGGTCTAACGTGCATGTCATATCACGCCGTTCACCATTTACTTTGTCAAATGACACAATCAATACCGAATGGCGCAAATGATCATGCCAATCATCGCCGTTCAATTCCAGATATTCAGTCATTTTCTAAATCCACATCACTTTCTTTGATTTTACCTTCTTGAATTAGAAATTGTAAAGTGCCTCTGATTGAGGTGGTGACTATATCTTTGAAAATATAATCATATAGACGAATCCAGGCCCATGTCGTGATACCAAAGGCCAGAACATATGTCCAATTTAAGCCAGGTTCCATTATCTTTTCCAGAATAGAACCTACACCATGAGATGTGAGGATTGATACACATAATAGTGGAAAGATATTTCCACGATTTATTAGACCAATCGGAATCATATCAAAGCCTCCGAGAACGTGAACCAAGGGTAGCTGGATCATCATTGACTGATGCGACCTGATAGCCACCCTTGTTATATAATGGTTGAACACGAGAGGCCTTTTCGCGCATAGCTTGCACTACACTAGCCTTCTCCTCGCGACCAGCCTGCCACCGCCAATCATTCATGATATCGCGCTTGGCAAATGTGCCACCAGGAATCGTATCTGATGTAGGAAGAGAATGGTCGGGGCGAGAGGATTCGAACCTCTGATCTCCTGCACCCAAAGCAGGCGCCTTACCAGGCTTGGCCACACCCCGATAACCTACCTTTTCTAGCAGCGCAGCTGTCTGAGCCTCAGCCGCTTTGACAGCCTTGGACTTAGCTTTGGACTTGCGCTTGCGCGTGCTTGTGGTAGTAAAATAAGAAGGTAGGAGTGCCATATTATGTATATCCTGTCTTGTCACAAGGATCATTATACACTACTTTAGGTATATTGTACAGGGTTATTTGTGGCTTTTTCTAAATAGGTGAATGGGAGGTAGCTATGGATATATTCTTTAAGCTTGTGGCTGATGTAGGATTTCCGATAGCAGCAGCCGGAGCCGCTGGCTACTTTGTTTTTCTGACCATGAAATTCATCCTTGCTGGAGTAACCGGGTCAGTCAAGGGTATGGCCGGGATCATCACGGCCCTGGATAATCGCGTACGCACAATGAACCACGATGTGGTAAGAATTGATACTGTAGTCTCTAATGCCCTAGGATTAAAACCAGATGTCGAGCGAATAGCAAGAGCCGACGGCAAGAATGATGCGAGGAGAGATTAAATGGCTAAATCATCTAAACCAAAAGAAACAGCAGTTCTTGCTCATGTGCGAATACAGAAGCACACAAGCATTGGTGGTGGTATCCTAAAGACATCTTCAATGAACAAGGCTAAGAGACGCTGCTACAAAAAATATAAAGGCCAAGGTCGCTAAACTAAAATGGGTGAATTAGCTGAACTAATAGGTAAATACGGATTTCCTATTGTCGCGGCAGGCGGCGTCGGTTATATGGTTTACTATGTTTGGGTATGGGCCACCACAGAGGTAAAGCCCGTTCTATCCGAAACCAACACCATTCTCATCGGCCTGATCGATCGTATTCGAATGTTGGATAATGATCTAATTCGCCTACAACAAAAAGTCAATGTGGTTCTTCACCTCCGCGGCAAGACGATCGAACGTGAACGAGTCGCGGCGGAGGTGAAGATCAATAAGATGCATGAGGATGATCAGACTGCATCTTCTGGTGAAGGCTAATCACTTAGAAGTAGCACGGTAAACACCATCCCAATTTTCTGGTAGACCTGCACTCTTTAATTCTTCACAACGCTCCATCCACATATCATAATAAGCATCCATCTTACCACCAAAGCATCCTTTGAGACGCTTTGCATAATAGATTGCATCATCAAATCGACGGCTCTTATATGATTTCATCATGTTCGCGTGCATATCTAGATCCATCTTGACATGAACAATATCTTCTGGTCTACCAAGCACAGTATAGATGTCGACTCCTTCTTTCTTACCCTTTACCGCAATGGTATCGAGGGCAAGGCAGAGGTATTCTTCTCTAACGTATCGGTAAGTGAGGGTACCGATGACGTTGCTGACTCCATAAGGTTTTGACTGGCCTTCAAGTCGAGAGGCAAGGTTGACAGAGTCACCCAAGCAAGTATAGTCGAAGCGTTGATCACTGCCCATGTTGCCAACGACGACAGTACCAGTATTGATCCCAAGCCCCATACCAAACGCCGGGACACCTTCTTTTGCGATTTCATCATTGAACTCCTTTAGGTTGTCTAGCATCTCTAGCATTGTTTTGACTGCATTTTTTGCATGATCTTTATCATCAAGTGGTGCATTCCAAAACGCCATCTGTGCATCACCGATATATTTGTCAAGCGTGCCTTCATTGCGAAGTATTGAGGCCGTCATAGCGGTCATATAACGATTCATGATCTTAGTCAGGCCTTGCACGTCTTTACCATAGTGTTCGGAGATAGCTGTGAATCCGCGCACGTCTGTGAACATGATTGACAGCTCGCGCTCCTCACCACCTAGCTTTAACAGATCTGGATTCTCTTGTAGCTTCTCGACCATCGCTGGTGACAGATATGTACCGAACTGTTTCTTGATCTGTTGCTTCAAGCGGAACTCTTCAAGCGCGCGTGAGAAGGCACCAGTACCAAATACCAGAAGCAAAGTCAAGACTGGCAGCACAGCATCATATAGCATGAAGTAATAGCTATGCGCGAACCATGAGGCTGCAATCAAACCAGAAACTGGTAGCAAGAATAGCAGACCAGCTAGAACCAGTTTGACTCTTATGGCTAAGAATACCATAACCAGACCGAATAGCAAAATAGCTACTAGTTCATAGAAATCAGCTTCAGCAGGTCGCACCAATAGAACTTGATTCAATATTGATGATAGGTCTGTTGCAATCACAGTTCCCGGTAGCATTTCACCATGACTTGTCGCGACAGGATTGCTAAAGCCTTCAGCCGTCAGGGATAATATGACAATCTTTCCGTCTAGATCCTCAGGCATATCTGTGACAGAAAATGATTGATATGTAAATGCGCGACTAGGCCAGATGCGACTATTCGGATCAGCATACATGAGAGGCTGACCTGGAATGCGTAGCACCTCGACACCAGCTTCATTTGATCTGACTTGAAAGCTTATCTCGCCAGATAAAACTCTCAATGTCTCAAAGGTAATTGATGGGTAGAATTTATCACCAACTGCGACAAGCATTGGGCTACGACGCACCACACCATCTGGCTCAGGCATAGTTGCAACCATACCAACACCAGCAGCTTCTTCAGCAAGACGCGGAAGCGGTGCTATTGCACCTGGCCAGCTTGGTAGCACATCAGCAATTGGTGGTCCGATTAGCGCAGATCCTCGTGGTCTTGCATACGGTTCACGTACCTGAGTCGTAGGAACCTGAGCGATTACTACTGGATGTTCGCGAAATGCTTGCTCCAGAACACTATCTTTTCCTGCGCGATCAGGTTCTGCAAATAGAATCGGTGCGACTATCAAAGCAGCACCACGATTGCTAATCTCTTGAATATATTCTGCTACAATATCGCGCGACCATGGCCATTGCCCATGTTTTCGTAATGCAGCCTCATCAATATTAGCTAGCACTATAGAATCATCAAGAGATACGCCTGCTTGACGTTCTAAAAAGTCAAAATATTTAAGACGTGCGACTTGAACTGGCCATGGGTCTAATACTTTTAGCGCAATCATGACCAGCAATACTGATAGCGCAAGCACATACTTTTTCATATTAATCACCTTCTTTGGTTGATCGTCACTATATTAGATCCAGGACCGATGGTCTCGCTGGCGATTGCACCATCATGATTTACAATAACTCTGGTATTTCCGCCTATCATACCCACCCGTGCTATATG